CAGCAGGAGCGTGAATACGCAGCATTTCTTCGTTCTTAATAACCATCAGTTTGTACCTCCAAAGGTTTCGTTAAAAGCTTCTTCTCGGGTGAGTTCGCGTTGTTTCTGATCTTTCGTCATGCGGAATCGCTTACCAGTTTGTTCCATATACTCTGCGATACAAGTATACTTGGGGTTACTTGCGGGTTGCTCCTGTTGGGGAGACGGTTCAGTTTGTGTTTCCATCTTTTCTTCCTTATTGTAATGAGAGTTAAAGGCATCGTCAATGATACCCATAAGCATCTCTAGTGTTTTGTCATCATTCATGGGAATTTCCTCCGTTCATGCCCTATTATAGCAAACTATTGCGGGAATGTCAAGCTAACCTTCTAAAAAATTTGCAAGGGGCTCCACCCCCTCATCCTCGTCCTGCATCAGATTCACAAATTCTTTAGACTGAAACTTCTTGCCTGTGGAGGTAACTGTATACCAAGCACCGTTACGCTCTACATGACCATCAGCCTCAAATTGCTTGAGCAGTCCTGCGTAGGGGTTTAACCCCTCATTATACAGTAGTTCAAACTCACACTCCCTAAAAGGTATAGAGCATTTATTTTTGGTATTGCGTAATTTACCTTGAATCCCAATAACATTTTTAAGATCATCTTTGATAAGATCACTCGTTTTGTTAGAAATACACTTTAAGTTTACCCCAAGGTAATACTCTAATGACTTGCCCCCTGCTGCCATTGTATCGGGACTACCATACATTACGCCAATCTTATTTCTAATCTGGTTAATCACCACAAGTGCAACCTTATGTTTACGCATAAGGGGATTGATCTTACGCAGACAAGCACCAGTAGACTTAGCCCTAATAGCTCCCTGCATATTATTACCTTCATACCCTTCTGCTTCATATTCTGCTTTTGAGGGAGAGACGGCAATGCTATCGTACACCACTACAATTGGAGTATCCTTATCTGTTTCCCTGATAGCAACAATAGTATCCTCTATCACTTGGAAGCATTCTTCCAAAGTTTCAGGTGCAGCATAGATGAGCTTCTTTGGGTCAATTCCAAGATGAGAGGCAAACTCTGGGTTGTAAGCATTCTCTGAATCTACCATCATAGAGTAGTAACCCTTTTCCTGTGCCTCTTTAAGTATATGAGTTCCAAACACAGTTTTAGCTGTAGAAGCCTCACCATGAAATTGAGTAATCATCCCAATCGGGATTCCTTTTGTATAGTTACCCGAAATAATTCTATTGAGAGCGAAGCTCCCAGTCCCAACAAACCCCAAATCAGGGACTTGTTCGGATAGCAGTCCTGCGTTCTTCAGTCGTTTTAAAACACTTTGATCCATACTATATTATAGAAGGCTTGACTTTTTTACTGAAGAGATTAAAGAATAAAGTACTTTGTAGGGATCAATATTGGCACAAGGTCTACGGTCCTCAAAGTACCCAGCACCTTCAAGAGCAACCCTTTGGGGAATTCTAATAGACGCCCCTCTATCACCTACCCCCCAAGTAAAATCATTGTAATCTGAAGTCTCACACTCTCCTGTCATTCTCTTTTCAATACCGTCCCCACACACTTTAATGTGTTCAAAGTGGTCTTCCTCAAGAATAGGTAACAGTTCTTCCCAGTCTTCACTACTAAAGGATTTACGCATTTTCTCGGTAGAGAAGTTAGTATGGCACCCTGCTCCATTAAAAGCTTCATGGGGTTTAGGGTGGTAAGAAACAATAACTGCTTTCTCTTCTGAAACTCTCTCTAAAATATAGCGAGAAACCCAAAGATCATCAGCACACTTAACTGGACTCTGAGCTTTTGTCTGCCACTCCCATTGTCCTGGCATTACCTCAGCATTAATACCATCTAAATCAATCCCTGCTTTCGCACATCTGTTCTCAAACTCAGAAACAATATCGCGTCCAATCACATTCATACACCCAACCCCACAATAATATTGTCCTTGTTGCTGGGGGGAGAGAAGAAACCCTAGAGGGGCTTGGTCAGCGGGATTTATAAAAGTAAATTCTTGTTCGAAGCCTACCAAAATCCCTTCTAACTTATTAGTTAATTTTGTTAAGTGTGATCGTGTGTTGGATTCATGCGGTGCCCCACTATAATATCGCACCTCACAAAGAGCTAACCAACCCTCCTCTACAAAAGGATCTTTATAAGTTCTAACACAAACAAGACTTCTATCAGAGTCTTCTAAGGATCCTTGTTCAGTAGACCCTCCATCAAAATTCCAATCAGGGATTCCCGCTGAAACATCCTCCAGATCCAAAAAACGAGTCTTGCTTCGCATCTTAGGAAGAGGGTCTCTCCCGTCCAGCCACATATACTCAACTCTCTTTCTTGTTTTCATTAATTTTATCCTCTGCAAATTTTAAATTCTGCTGTATTCTTTCCCTAACTTCCTTGGGCATTGTTCTTATCTCTTTTTTCAAAAGATCTTCGCAAAGTTTTTTAGACTCTTCGTATCTGCCTACCCAGTAATAGGCTATTGAAAGCTCATCTTTAATTTTCCAATCATATACAGCTACTTCTACAAAAAGCCTATCCCCGCTAGGATAAGGAATAGAGAGGGCCTTTTCTCCATACAAAATCGCTGCCCAAAAATTATCTTTAGCTCTATAATGAGCTAACAACTCGTACACAGCTTCCGCTCTATGCGGCCTAGAATTATAAGCGTCTACAAAATGAGAAAGAACTTCAGCATCAGGATATTCAGCCTCTCGTTTATATCGTCCTAATCTGAGATGAGTTTGGAAAATCTCTTCATCCCACCCAGAAACCTTTAAGCAATTCTCAAGAGGGGCGATTGCCCGTTGTGGTTGCAAGGCATTTTGATAAGACTGTGCAGTATAAAACCAACCTCTCCCATCTTCAGGGTTATCAATCATATAATTTTCAAAAATAAAAGCGTCCCTTAGAAACCTATGGGGGTCTCTAGCCCTAGCACCGTCTGGTGAAGGGATAACACAAGCATCTGTAAGAATTTCAGTAGAGTGGGGTTCTTCAGCGATACATACCTCATGTACAGGCTGCACCCATTCCCAATTTACTTCATCTTTATAAAACTGACCTCTGATATAATTCAGACCAGCGTAATAAGTATAAACTTCAATCCTATCTCCTGAAAATTTAGGAAGAGTTTCAACAACACAATTCAGTAAAGGATTATCATCTTTTAGTGGAGCAAAAACTTCATCAGCATCTAAGGTCATGATGTAATCGCATTTTCCTTTTCCCAATTCGAAAGATTCCTGTCTGTTATGTGCAAAGTTAACCCAAGGACGCTGATGAACTTCTCCTTTTAATCCGTGTTTTTCCCAATAATCCTTAATAACTTGAATAGTGTTATCTGTTGAACCAGTATCACAAATGCAGTAGTAATCTACAAAACCCCTAACAGAACTAAAAGCCCTAGTTATAACTTCGGCTTCATCTTTAACTATCATGCACAGAGCAACCGTTTGACTTTTCTCTAAAGGCATTAGCGATTATCTCCAGACCCTTGTAGTTTTCCTCTCTGCTGCCTACTACTAAGTTTATCAAGATTCTCCTCAGCTACTGAAGAAAGAGACACATTAATTTCACAGGCCAACGCAGACAAATACCAGAGAACATCTCCAAGCTCCTTACTAAGCTCTAGAGAGTCTTCTTCAGACATAACCCCTCCCTTGTCCCGCATGATCTTCTTGATCTTCTCACAGACCTCTCCTGCCTCCCCAGCAAGACCTAGTGCTGGGTAGTATAGGTTGTCGCCCTTCATGGGGTACACCGCTGTCTCCTCAGATTTATCCTGGTACAAATCAAATTGGTAATAGTCGCTCATGATAGTGTATTATAGCCTCGCTTGTACCATTTCTTCAATCATACTTTGGAAAGTATATTCAGGTCTCCACCCCAAAATCTTGCGTAGTTTGGTAGAATCTCCCTTAAGGTCAGTAAGCTCAGTAGGTCTAAAATACTTCTCATCAATGGTTACATACTCTTGATAATCTAATCCTAAATGTCCAAAGACTTCAGCACACAGGTCTCTAATAGAATACGAGTATCCCATAGCACACACAAAATCATCAGGCTCATCTACCTGAAGCATCAGCCACATAGCTCTCACATAATCTTTAGCGTGTCCCCAATCTCTAGTAGCATTTAAATTACCTAGAGCTAGTTCTTGCTCCTTCCCTTTATGAATTTTAATAGCACCATCTACTACTTTGTTAGTAACAAAGTTTAGACCTCTTCGTGGAGACTCATGATTAAACAAAATACCATTAGCAATAAACAGTTTATAAGAACTCCTGTAAGTGCTACAAAGATTAAAAGCATACAACTTAGCACACCCATAAGGACTCACAGGACGCATAAGAGTTGTCTCTCTCCTAAAACCATCCTCATCACACTCATTACCATACATCTCGGAAGATCCAGCCTGATACATCCTAGCGTTGGGACACATCAGCCTCATCCCCTCTAATAAATTAAGTACCCCAACTGCGTCTGTGTGAGTAGTAAATGCAGGTTGATCAAAACTGATCCTTACATGGGACTGCGCTGCAAGATTGTAAATCTCATGAGGATTAACATCTTTTAAGATATGAAGTAAAGAAGGAAGGTCCGTCATATCTCCATACACTAATTTAAGATCATCAAGGATACCGATAGCTTCTAATCTACTGGTTTGGTTCTCTGGTACGGAGTGCCTACGCAAAAGACCCCAGACTTCATATCCCTTACTCAGTAGTAGTTGTGCCAAGTAAGATCCATCCTGCCCACTAATCCCTGTTATTAATGCTCTTTTCATTTTCTACACTCCTCATAGTTTTCTACGAACCAATCTACGGTTTTCTTGATTCCCTCTTCAAAGGGTGTAAATTTATATTCAGGAACAAAATTCTTTAACAATAAATTAGAAGTAGGTTTTCTATGCTGCCCGTTAGGTTTGTTAGCGTCATAAATGATTTGTCCCTGAAAATCCATAGCGTCTGCTACAGCGATCACTAATTGTCTAATGCTGTGTTCTTCACCAGTAGATAAAATCAGAGGGTTATCATTTTCATAATGATCTAAAACTAGCTGAGTTAACTCTCCAACATCTTCAGAATAAATAAATTCTCTTAATGGAGTGCCGTCTCCCCATACCCATAAAGGGATATCGTCTCTCTTAGCTAAATAACACTTATGAATAGTAGCGGGAACTACATGGCTGCTCTCTAAATTAAAATTATCATTGGGTCCATAAATATTAGTGGGGATAACACTAAGATATTTAGTATTAAAACACATCTTGTTACCCTTTAACTCCACTCCATATTGCTGATTATATGCACGGCTTTGAACTTCCAACATTCTTTTAGCATAGGCGTACCCGTAATTAGAACTATGGGGCTCTCCTAAATGTAGTTTATCCTCTGTGATAGGATATTCAACCTCGTCTGGAAATACACAAGTAGAAAGAAAGGAGACAACTTTTTTAACTCCCGTCTGCCTAGCAGCCTCTAGAACATTTAGATTGATCATCGTATTATCATAGAAGAATTCTCCCATATGCTCCATGTTGGCTTTAAGACCTCCTACTTTCCCAGCACAATGAATTACTGCCTCTGGTTTACTTTCCTTAAAATACCCGTAGACAGAAGTCCAATCTCTAAGGTCTAACTGCTCTCTACCCGTTAAGCGTACATCAGCATGAATAGTAGATCCCACTAAACCGTCTGCACCTGTTAATAATGTTTTCATAAGGACTCACTAATGTTTTTAGAATAACGATAAATATGTAGAACATCACTTTCTAAATAGATACTATTCTTTACCTGAGGATATAACCTACGCAGCCAATCAATATCCTCTCCATAATCCGATCCTGCAAGACGCACCTCGCTTCTAAAATTTTCAGATTTAGCTAAAGAGCTTTTCCAAACACACCAATGGTAGGGGGGACGCAGAGTATCTTGATATCTATCAGGATTAAGGGGGTCTGGTATAACATCTTCATGGGGGTTTCCCATCTTAGAAAAAACATTAGCTTCCTTTCCCTCTAAAAAACAAATCTGATTAAAAGAAATTACATCCACATCAGGATTTTTTTCAATAGTCTCAGTTAATCTATCCACATAATTATCAGCTACATCATCGTCATCATCAATCCAAGTTAAATGAGAACCTCTAGCTAGTTTCATTAGTTCGTTTCTCTTCTGAGAGATGCCAAAGGATTTATTATCCATAATGGAGATGATCTCTACATCTTCTCTAGTCCCAATTTGTTTTTCTAACTTTTCCATGAGAGGTGTAAGAAAATGGAGTCTGCTGGGGATGGAAAGAATAAGAATACTTAGCTTGATGTTGTCTTTGTTTTTAGGCATAATAACTCTTTAAAGGTCTTTTTATTATTAACTCCCAAGCGGGACAATTCTATCTTGAGATCTTCAGTAAAAATCTTATTATAATACTTCTCATAGTTTTCCTGTACATCTTTAACGGTATCAGCTAAATCAGTATAGGAAGACCAAACAATAGCTTTTTCGTAAGGAATATAATCCTTAAGGGGGACTTCTTCCGAAACAATAATAACTCCATTACACAGAGCAGGGAGAACTCGTAGCTCTTCAAAAGTATGGTGATGCTCTGTCTGATGAACATTCACCATAACCTTACTATTATAGTAAACCTCTCTCAACTTTTCCTTTGAAAAGACATTCTGTATATTTCTCACATCTGTATTTTGCAGGAAGATAGAGCGTCGAGGGCTTGGATTAGTAGAGAATAAAGATATAGTATCTTCTCTCCTGTCGCTGTTAAAGGTTACATCGTCATAAATAACAGGGGCTATATACAGTCCAGTTCTCGCATAATTAAGAAACTTGTCTATTTTACAAAATTCTAAATTTTTGATATTAGGAATACTATACTCTATCGTATAATCTAAACTGTTATAGTAATCAAAATTGGGAACCCTCACTAAATACTTACCTTTACCTGCTAAGGTATCCACCCGTCCCTCCACTCTCTCTTCTACAGACCTCCCTCCTTCTTTAACCAGAGTATGCTCTGGTTGGATATCTAATCTAACTACAGGATTGTCATTATCAAATGTATGGAGATGAGGCCCTATAATTATATTAACCTTAGAAGAGCCCTCCTTCATAGCCTGTACTAATAGTCTACAGCAATATAAATAGTACTCCCCCGTATATACCCCTGGAGTATTTTCATAACATAAGGTGCTTCCATTACAAGTTATTGTGTGTAACATTTTTCAAAAATCTCAGAAGCACAATGAGGTTCCATAAAAGGGTGTTGGCCTTCGATTACCTCCTGGCTCTCTTTGAAAAGAAGATCCTTTCTTTCGTAGTGGGGGTTTACCCAAAACTCATTTCCACAAAGAGTATCCTTATACTCAAAATCTTGAGAAAACATCAACTCTCTACAAGCTTCATCCTTCTCTTTGTTCTCTCCATCCAACTCAATGCAGATAAGGTAGATGGGGATATTCCAATCCATTGTCTTAAGAACTTCTAACTCTCCTCCTTCTACATCTATACTAAGAATATCAAGATAGCGAAGACCAGCATCTTCCAGAATATGTGCTAGTGTAGTAGTTCTTACCACCGTTTCTACGGAGTCCTTAACAACCCCCTCCTTATGTTTATCGGACATGGTATCCTTTAACCCCCCAGACGCCATCCAATCTGGCCGAGTAGGTTCAAGAAAAGAGGCTGAGTCAGGAACAGGAGAGATAGCATAATTATAACACTTATCCTCGGGTCTAGTTTTCTCCATGATCGTATAGGCGCGTAGATTAGGCTCTATAAGAATTCCTCTATACCCCAAGGTCTCTGCGAATAAGAGAGTATTAGAATAATGTACTCCATTGTATCCCCCTACCTCCAAATAAGTGCCATCAGAACGAGATTGATTTATTAGATTTTTGAAGATATAAAGATCCTCTCCTTGCTGACTATAGAAGGTTTTCATAAAACTCCTCTCTTACTAATAATTACACAAATGTCATCCCAACGACCACTATTCTCTGAATTATCCCAAATCTCGGTTAAAGTAGGAAAAGGACTTACTGCTTTAATTTCGTTTGCAAAGCCTATGTTATCCACATCCTCACAAATGAAAACTCCATCATCACTTAACAATGAAGAAATATTCTCTATCATCCATTTTTGAGATTCTAAAGTATGAGGACCATCATCAATAACTAAATCAAAAGAGTTTTTATACCCTCTCTCTTCTACCCAATTCAAAAAAGTATCCGTAAAAGCGTCTCCAATAAAGTAATCATCAGCTAGGTCATTAAAGGATTCATCATCCACCCAACAATTTTCTCCAGCCTTAGGATACGGATACATATCTGCTCCTACAAAAAAAATATCCTCCATCTGATCTTTACAAAATTTAATAAAGCCCCCCTGTTGGGTTCCTATTTCAAGAATTTTTTTAGAATCAGGTAAATATTTTTGATAAACCTCTGTGAAGGTATGGCCCCCTGGAACTCCTGGCTGCAAGGGGTCTCCTCTAAACTTGTCCGTATATTTCTTATTATATAACCAATCAATCAAAATACTTCCTCCAAAAATTGTAAGATTCATAATCATCAGGTGTTCCCCAACAAGCGTAATGATCTACCTCAAACACTTTAACTTTATAATTACTTTTTGCAAGTTGATGAGCAACGCTATCCATACAAAGCTCTCCTGTTGGTCTTATATTCTGATCACGATTTTTATAAAGACCATCTAAAAGATATTTGGCTTTTCTAAAATACATGATTCCAATACTTACAGGAGTAGTTTTTAAATCACTATCAGGCTTTTGCTTGTAAACCATGTCGAGTATGTAGTTATCATCATCAACGGGCACCCAAGTATACATGGCTGGATTTACTCTGGTTGCTTGACTCCCTGTAGTAACCCAAAAAATAACATCATTATCTTCATCAGCAACCATTCGTAGAAACATCTCTTCATCATAAGAAACCCCATTATCACAAGGAGAAATTAGAATAGGATCTTCTTTATCAATAAGATCAATTGCTAATTCACAGGACTCTGCAAACCCCTCGGTAATAAAATCAATACTTTTAACTTTTGCTTTAGGATAATAACTCCTAATTAAATCATCGGCATCCTGATCTTTTGAACAGATAAAAACATTGTTTTCATGCTTTGGTAAGCAATCTACAACTCCAGCAAACATAGGTGACTCACCAATGGGAAGGAGTGGTTTGGGTAATTCATACCCCTCCTTAACAAATCTACTCCCTTTACCGCACATAGGAACAATTACTGTGAAATCTTGTTTTGGTGCCTTATCAACGGACTTTTGATTAAAGTAGTTTGACCATCGTTTGTAGATTTCCATATCCTCTGGGGTAGCCCACAGCAACATCTTATCAACCGCATGAACATACACACTTAAATTATCTTTCACTAATAAGTTGTATACTGAGGCAACAAAGCCGTTCATGCTTGAGTCCTGGGTAGCAGCCTCGCAGTATTTTTTTAGAACGCTACCAGTTTTAAAATAGAATACATCACTTGAAACAAACTGAGACTTTCTATCTTCTGTAAATGGCTCCTTGTCCTGTACTTCCAATAGCTTATTGTTTTCTTGTAAACAAAAAGTGTATAGATTAGTTGTCTCTAACATATGAGGATGGAAATTTCTATAACATGTCATGGCACCATCAAAATTTCCACATCTAGCCTCTTCTAAAAAGGAACTACAGTCCCAGACCATTCCATGATCACAGTAACTAACTATAATCTCTTTATCATCTGATATGTGTTCGGAAGCTTGTAGTATAGTATCCAGAGGACCACCACTACTTTGTTTTATCGTAACTACTTTACCTCCCAAAGACTCTAGTTTTTGTAAATTAGCTAAGTCTTGAACATCCTCCTCTTTACAGATAAAAAGGATATCATTAACTTCGGGGAACTGGTCAACGACATGTTGAAGCATAGGCTTTCCGTCTATGTCAATCAACCACTTTGGGCTGTCGTAACCAGCATCTATAAACATGTCACTACTACCCGCCATAGGTATAACTAATTGAACATTTTTCATGATACTTCTCTAGGGTAATCTGTGCAGATAGCGAAGGCTGCGTCCTTAAACTGATAATTCTTTATATCTTCAAGACCGAGTAACGGGACTACACAATTATGGGGAGGTTTTACACTCACATCATTTACCCATATATTCCCTTGGCTCATGAAACAAAAAGGGTCTATTTCGCTGCAAAAACACCTGAACTCCTTGGCTAAGTGATGCGCTGCCTCTAAGTTCTTACAATGAACCCATAAAGAATCTTTTCGGTCTAACAGCCACTCTTTAGAGATTTTGTATTCAGGGCCATCATGACCTAAATAAGTGCCTTGGTCCCACCAAACATCTGCCTCTATATCAAAACCTTGTGATAGCGCGATATCAATGTATTCTGGGTGGTTTTCTTTAGATGGCTCAGGTCCAGAAAGGTTGCCTCTATGGGATATAATAATCATAGCTCCTCAATCCTTATACTTCTATCTTCTACAAACTGATCGTAGTATGGTTTATCACACCGCACCTCATGGAACTTTACTCCCCACTCAGATAACTGGTTTTTTGTAAATTCTGTCCAGTCTATCCCACTCCTACTCCCCCTCGCTGTCCAGAAGATAATAGTGTTTCCTTCATCATATAGTTTATTAATTTTTTCTATATTGGTATAGCTAGGAATTGCTTTATCGTAATCCTTTTTTCCATCAAGAGTTATATCTTCTTCATAAAAGCAAATTGTTTCATCAATGTCAACAAAAATAATCATATCAGTTCTCTTTTAAAAATTGTAGAACACAAACCATGATGTAATCGTAGTAATAGTTTGTGTTTATAGGTTTATAATTCTTTATAGTTATTTGTAAATAATCTTCTCTACTAGACTTTGGAGCCCCTGGGATGCGGTAGGAATGTATGGAGGTGAGGTTCTCAACCTCTATATCAACCCCCATCTCTTTAAATTTTTCTATAACTGTACTTATATCAAAAGGCTTCCTTATAAAAATCTTTAATGACCTCCCGATGCCTTTTACCGAATCAAGGTAAGAGGTAGTCTCTTCAGTACAAAAATTAACAATAATGTCTGCATCTTCCGCAAAAGGGTGAAGGAACTTTTGATAATCATATTTACGAGTAGCTATCTGCTGCTTAATCCTTTTCATAGAATACCCCCGCTTAGAAGTATCTCTAGCTATTTTCCATTGTATTTTAAGATCTTCTTCCGTGTCCATGTATATTTTTAGATTGTATAACTCTGTATCACAATAAAAAGTATGGAGTCCACAAAGAATAATATTTTCGGAAGATTCAATTTTTCTGTCCTCTGTAAACTTTCCAGTCGTATGATCATAGTCTCTCCTAAAAATATCAACACCTCTCTTAAGCTGTTTAACATCTTCGTTCATTAAGCTAATATTGTTAGCGTAAGGATTTAAATGAGTAAACTCTTTCCAATGAGGATCATGCCTCTCCCACTTATGATACCTGTCACACTCAAGGATAGTAGATTTAGATAAGTACTTATCTAAGGTATAAGCCATAGTTGTTTTTCCACTTCCAGAATCTCCACAGATAGCAAACACCCTACACATAAGCTACCTTTTATCAAAATCATCTTCAAGATCTTGTTTATGAATAAAGACTATCGGCTGGGGAGTGTCTTTATCTACTGTATGCTCGTTTTTCTGTTGTACTTCCTTCACAAAAAAGGATGTCGAGGGGGCAAACATATCAACATTCCAAGTATCATAGTGTCTGACAGCTAAATCAGCGGCACTACCATCAATATCCCCACAATCCTTCTGTTCGTTTAATTCCCAAAGGATTCTAGCCAAGTACCTCTCTCCAGCGCAACTCTCCCATCTACAAGTAACAACAATCTGTTTTAGGTATTCATACAACTGTAGGACTTTGTTAGTAGCTACAATAAAGCTACTACACCAGCAAAAGTTTACTTTGTCCCAATTATTATTCATTTTCAATTTTTCCATAATTGGGACTACTACACTTGCACACTCTCCATCGGGGTAGAAAGAAACAAGAGGTCTAGCATAGGTTTTAGTTGAATGCATTTCGTTAAAATCATACTTATTTTTTAACACAAAATTATCCTGAGTAAAGATATAATATTGATACTCATCAACTAAGTTGTTCTCTACAATATACCGCAGTCCCACCTGATATGCTCCCAATTCAAATTTAGAATCTATATTATTCTCTAATAGAACAACATTTTCTAGACCTTCAATCTCACTAAAAATATCTTCTTTGTGTTGTGAATTATTATCAACTACAATAGTTAACGCTTCTGGGTAAAGCATTTGAATATTATTAATATAGTATTTTAAGTAAGAGGTATAGCCTCTAAAATACTTATGCGCGATTATAAACGCTGGTTTAAAAGAACTCATTCCTTATCCTCCGTATCCTCTGTTTTCCCTTGAATTTTTTTCATAAAATAATGTCCTGTTGGATGGTCGCGTATTGGATCAGAATCGGTAATACTATAATGCTCATATACGGGACTTCTATCAATATCCGATATTCTATTATCATTAAGGAAACAAAGAATATCAGATAGGAACCGCTCCCCCTGTTCACTATGTCGTCTTGAGGGAATTTTAATCCCTCCTACTATGTTTAAAAAAGTTCTTACTTTTGATTTATGTAAAATAAAGGAACTACACCAAACCATTTTTGGATCGGGGATCGTTGAGATCACATCCGTTCCCTTCCTAAGTGCTTTCAACTTTTCTTCTACTTGTGCAGCGTTATCGTTGGGGTGGCCTATAAGCCTCTTCATTCGCGCCCACTTGGGCTGATCCCCTTCTGGATCTCTATTTCCATACCACCACCCTTGATAAGCTATATGCATAGCAGCATGAAGCGCACAAGCCGTATCAATATGATTATCAAAATCATATTTATTTTTAATAATATAAGTATCTTGGGTAAAAATAAAATACTCATACTCAGAATAATCATGTAGATCAATTATTTTATTATCCAATAAATATCTTATACCTACACAGTAAGCACCAATTTCAAATTTAGAATCGCTTTCATTTCGTATAATAACAACCTTTTTTTCCTCCTTTATTGTATCGAAAATATCCTCTCCATACAGAGAGTTGTTATCAACTACAATGGTTAAAGCAGAAGGATAAAATTTTTGAATATTGCTGATATAATATTTAAGATAGGACTCATATCCTCTAAAATATTTATGAGCGATTATAAAACACACTTTATGTTTGTCTGTATTGTTCATGTTTATCTGTACCTTATATTATAGACACAGAATCCCTATCTATCACAGCTTATGTTTATTTTCCCAGTAAAAAGCCTCAGCAGTGTGAAGTGGGGGAGTGGGGCTCTTACAAACTAAATAGCGATTCATGATTCCATAATTTCTTCCAGAAACAGATTCCTCATACTTGATTTTAAAGGCAAAATCTAAGTTAAATTCAGAATATTTTCCGTTGGTAATTCTCATCCCCTTTAAACAATCTTCCCCATCAACATGGTTAACCACTCCTGGAAGGGCTGTACTAATCACACTCTTTCCCCCTGTTTTAAGTCCTAACCTCCACTCAAAATCCCCATCTTCTTCACCAATTCCCAAGTACCTTTCGTCAAACCAGCCTATATCATTTACAAGTCTTCGATCAAAAAAGGCATGACTCCAACTACCATTGATCTTAAATAACTGTCTTTCAGACATTACGCTTTCTAAAGCCCTAAAAAACTCCTCATCAGTTATAGTAATATCATCATTTAATAATAAAACATGATGGTTGCTAGAATTAATTAGCAAATTATTCCACATCTTAGGAAGACCTCGGAAGGTAGGATACATAGTAACAAAAGTATTTCTTTTAGTAGAAATATATTCAAAAAATTCTTTTCTGAATTCCTCATCCTGGTCTTCAGTATTCTCTCCATTAACGCAAACTAATACTTCAATATCAGGACGGAACTTTTTAATTTGATTTAAAAGAGGCTTGAACCATTTTTCAAATCTATACTTATAAGTAGTAATTCCTATAGAATATTTCATTTATACAGGTCTCTAATGAGGTTGTCCTGACGAACATTTTCGTTAAATCTTTCTTCAGTTGGTTCAGTACTAACTCCTTTGGGATTTTGAAAATAAACACCCAAAGATTCCTCTAACTTCATAAAAGTATATCCATAATGTCTAAGTCGGCACCACATTTCATAATCTCCAGAAATAGTAAAAGAGGGGTTAAATAATCCAGCGTATATTATACTTTGCTTCTTTAATAATGGAAACGGCCCCACATGGCATCCTGCTAACATATTTTCTTTAATATTAGCATCAGAATAGTTAAACCAAGTAGTAATCTGTGAATGATTAGCATCTATTGATATAAAGGGAGCAGTATAGAAAACATCTATATGAGGAGCAGCATGGGCATAGGTAGCATAAGAAATAAGGGCTGTTCTAAACAGTTTATCATCCGTATTAAAATTTATTACATAGTCATGAGAACTAACAAGGATTGCTTTATTCCATGCCTCATAAATAGGAACACGCTCTTCCAACCTAAGTATCTGAACTGAGATACCTTCTCTAAATTGAAACTCTTCAATTTTCTTAAGGGAATCATCGGTTGATTTAGCGTCAACAAAAATTATTTCAAACTCTCTAAGAAGCTGATTATTAACATAACTTAGATAATTATCAAGATACTCAGAGGAGTTATAAACTGAACATATGACACTGATCATCTTCCTCTCCCGTTAATCCCATCATACCCTACAGCATCGGCTTGGTCGGGTCTAACCAAGTATAGAGCCTCCTCAAACCAACCCACTTTATACCCCTGACTAGCACACGCATTTACATGCAATAGGTCTGTCATAGCAGCCACATCATCAGGGATAGTATTTATAAAAGGAACTCTTTCAAAAATCTTAGTCCTGTAGGTAGGCATTGCTACATTCCCCTCAGCAATCCCCTTTTCGGGCCACAAAGCTAAGTCTGTACCTCTATAAGTTTCTTCCCCAGTCTCTTTATTAACCATAACTACATCTTTATTAAATCTAACACCAGCTATCCAAATATCAACATCAGGCTTCTCTTGTAGCTTTCTACGAATTATATCCCCAGCACCTGGGACAAAAGTATCGTCGTCATCTAAGAAAGTAATAAACTCAGTTTGTGCTAAAGCGGCTCCTACATTAGCAGCCATGCCTCCATACATTCCCCACTTTCTACCTAGCTTAATAAACTTGGCTCCGCTAACATGACAGTTAACACCATCACTAATTACAATAGGTTTAAAGCCTTCTCTTTTAGCCGAAGCGATTGCTGCTTTAACAGATTTACGACCAATGGTTTTAATAATTACAGATGTGCTAGTCATTGAACTCCCACTCCGAATTATAATTAGGCGTAAACTCTTGTTCCCTACCTTGTATCAATCCTAGAGATTGTTGATATAACTCTAACCTATGCTTAACAACTTTATTTAAATCAAAGTACTCTTCTGTAATTTTGTGTAAATTCTCTCCCATTTCTTTTACATGTTTTGGATTTTTAATGCATTTAGTAAGTACTTTAACCCATTCACTCTTAGGAGCATTAGCTGGGAGCAAGTATCCAGTTTTCCCATTAACAATAGTTTCATCATAACATCCCACATCAGACGCAATTAAGGGAACTTTATACCTCCCACACTCTGCTACTTTGATTTCAGACTTGGAATCATTGAAAGCGTTCATTTGAAGAGGGGCAATAGCCAGATCTATTTGAGAATAGATTCCTCCATAAGAATCTGGGGATAGTGCGTTATAAATTTGCCAATTAGGCTGTCCTCTAAATCCACTTAAGATAATCTTTTTATAGTTTCTCCACACATCATGTTGCCACTCGTCTTTGTGGTTTCCATCGTCATCTTTATTTGGTTGAGGAGCCCCATAAAACCCCCAATGAACATTCTCTCTTCCTACACGGCTATTAACTAAATGGGGTATACCTGCAAATTCTTTAATATCTTCTTCGTGATGAATGCCTCCTGCCCAGCCCACCCTAGTCATATTCTTTCTAGGGGAAGGCTGCTTAAGAACATTCCAACAAGGAAGATGGTAATCAATAGCGTTTTTAACAACAGCTAAAACTCCCCCGCAAAAAGGCTTAATCCTTTCAGCGAATTTTCTTTGAGTTACTGTCACCAAGTCGGAATTACTATAGATGAATTTAGTAATTTCTTCTAGATTCTTCTCTTTATAGGTCTCATAAAGCCGATGTCCTTTGTACAGGTCTGTAAGAAGGTCATCAGTATCAAAGTGTACAAACTTACCAAACTCCTTAGCTTTGCCCACAAGACGAGCAGTATACGGACCCCCCCAATTGGAGATGTTGTTAGTCCAGATAATATCGGCCCACTTCATGTCGGCAAAATCCCAATTCTCTTGCCATGCTCCCATCTTCTCCCCAGATTCTACGATGCCCAAAGGGTTAAGATTGTATCTAAATTCAACCTGATCTCCGTAAAGCTCGTTCATCTTTTTCATAGGAGCAATCACACGGTAGTACGAGCATCCTCCCTCATTTGCTGGGGAGCATAAAATTTTAAGTTTCTTGGTCATAGATTAATATAAAAAAAGGAGGATGAGGTTATACTCATCCTCCTATTATAGTCACTTAGTTGTAATACTAAGCTTCTTCCCAGCCCTCTTCTTCTTCATCAAAAGCTATCTTAGAGTTCTCGGTAGAGTGAGAAGCTCCTAAAGCAGAAGCAATACTCCCTACCATCCCACCAAGATCCATATTCTTGTCCGTAGGCACAAGAGCTTTGGCAGCCTTAAGATAGTGCTTACGCTTACGCTGACTGAACAGGGTTAAAACACCCTCCCACGCAGCAAGCCCAGGAATAAAAGCCTTAGCAATGCCAAAGGCAGCATCAATAGCACCACCAGCATCCTCACCAGTCATAGGACCAGCAGAAACATAAGCAGCATCAGCTTTCAACTGATCTTTGGTTGCCATAACGAGCGAAGTTCCTTCAGGAATCTTTGCTTTAACGGCAGCAGGAAGTTGGTCGAAAGGAATGATAGCTCCTTCCTGACCCTCCTCAAGCTGATCCGCAGTCGTAAATACTGTACCTTCCCCGAAGAAGTTTTCAAGGGCAGCGCAGGAACCCAACCCCGCACCTAATACAGCAGTAAGTAACAGGGTAATAAGAATATTTCTCATAGTTAATTAACTTTGCATTCGTTGGAGGTAATCATCATCAGCAACATCTTCTGCCGCAGTAGGATTCTGACTACTCCCCTCATGAGATGGAAGCAGAGCTTGAGCCGCACCCTTCACATCCTCGTACTCCTCCAGCTTAACAAGAGCATGAATATCGTGGAGCGATTCCATCCATGCTGCAACTTCCGCTTTACTCCCAGCCTCGGAAGACTTGGGACGGGGTTGTGATTGATCGTACTTGGGCCATTGACCCTCCATAATCTTCACGATTTTGAAATCATTACCTGATTCAAGATCAGTAATGTCACCGAAATCCTCATCCAACATTGCGGCAATAATCTTCTTGAAAAGAATAACACCGATGGAGAGAATTTTTACCTCCCCACTTTCACGGTCCACCACATTCATGTAGTACCGAGAGCGGGGCTTGATTTGACGAGCAAGATCCTCGTCTTTATTAGGCTCTTTCCAAAGAGAATAATAAGTGTCGCAAAGAGGACAAGGCTCCCCATGTACTTTTCGACAATGGTAATTCTTAACAATACCACTATCATCAGGGACTCTATGGATTTTTGTTTCTCCATAGAACAAAGTGTCATCATCCTTACCAGGAAGGATACGAATGGTATTCATTCCTTCTTGTAGTTGGACGAATTTAGAAAGAAAATCGGAATTAGCGTTTCCGCTAGGGTTGCTGAGTTCAGCGTGTTTAGCCCGAAGGGCATTCAAGTCGATAGCCATGTTAGAACCTCCTATGGTTAGTTGTGGCAGTTACAATATAATAGTAGTAGTTTGTGGATTTTTTAAATTATCTGTATAAATTTGTCTCAGCCCGACGATTGGATGATAGCTGTACTAGCATATCCTTCTTATGCTCCAATGACGAGACTAAGCCCTTTAAAAGGGTATATTTGAAAGAAGCATCATTTGCCTTCTTTGTATATACTGCATAGTCGGGAGAAGACTCCACAAAATCATCTAAATCTTTAGCAGTTTGTTTTGTAGTGGAAGCGTTCTTTTTATCTTTCCTAGTTTGTGCAATATAAGTGGTTACAGTAAGGTTAGCTTCGTCTAATTTATTCTTTGCTATGGACAATAATCCTTGGTAGTAAGAATAAACAGAAGCCTGTTTAGCCATCTCTGTATCAATTTCATGTTTATCGAAACGAATTACGCTATCTGCAATATCAACATAATTCTCCCAAGTTAAATCTTCAAAAGCCTCTAATAAGCTTTGTGCCTTATTCATAGTAATAACTCCTTTGCTAGTTCTGGGTTTAGTCTAGTAAACAGTAAAAATGCTCTAGACATTGTTATAGTAAGCCTCTCATTAGAAGCCCAAACAAATTCCTCATTTTCTCCTTCCCCCTCTCCTCCCATGCCGCATAGCTCTAAGAGCATATGACAAACTTCATGTAAGATTGTTTCCCTAGCGGGTCCATCTGCCATCTTTTTTTCTATATGGATTTCATATGTATCAAAATCACAAGTTCCCCAACAATTTTGCTTTCCCGACTTTAAGCCCGTTACAACCTTAATATTAAAAATACCCCAGCCCCCATTAACTTCTGCAAGTGTGGGAGTTGCCTCCAAAATCTCAAAAATATGCTTATTCTTCTTCGTCAAAGGCTTCTCCTTCTTCCATTCTCAAGATATTATAGTCTATGGTCATGGGAACAGTAAACCTTGGTCTTCCATTTCTAGATTTTACTACATAAGCTCTCATACTGCCATTATCAAATTCTTCCTCACTTTGGTTTAGAGA